AGCAGCTACTACGTCGTTGTTAATTAAAATTGCACCGCCAGCGCCGGAGATACTACCGCCGGAATCAGCCCATGATAAAACGCCACTACCATTAGTAGATAAAACCTGACTAGCCGCGCCATCGTTATCTGGAAGCGTGAGCGTTACGTTTGTTGCAAGGGCGGCTGGTGCTTGAAGGGCAATGTAGTTGGTTCCGTTATCAGTATCTTCAAATAACCGTATAGCCGCGCCAGAAGACGATGTACCTTCAACAGAGATAACACCAGAGAAGACTGTTGAAGAGATAGCTACAAAATCGCTACCGTTCCAAGCAATTAAAGTTTTAGTGCCAGACGAAATAGTAACGCCCGTCGTAGGACCCGCTCCACGAACTACAATGGTGCCAGTACCGGCATTAATAACGATATACGCTTTACTCTGCGCTGGAGCCGTAATGTTTCGAGTGGTAGCACCGTTACTAGCAGTCCACAAAATTACTGCATTACGTGCTTGATTGTCTGCGCCATTTGTTGTCGTTAACGTGACATCTGCGTTTACTGAAAGTGTGACCGTACCTGCTACAGCATCATCAAGCAAGTCAGTAATTGCGGTGTTGACCGTCGTACCCCACGTACCAGACAAATCGCCGGTTGTTGGCAGTGCTAGGCCAAGCAGGGGAGTAAAATTTGTAACTGCCATGTTATTTCCTTAGAGAACAACCCAGCGTTGACCACTACCAACCGTAAACGATGAGCCGGAACTTATAGTTACTGGGCCTACCGACATACCGCTTTTACCCGTTGTCATAGTATACGTGCCGGTTAACGTCGTATAGTTTTCTATAACTACTCCGTCGCCGTTAGCAAACGCTGCTAATTCTGCGGGATAAGCTACAAATACATCTTTAGTACCCGCCGTAAAATCAACCAAACTCCCGCTGTTACTAGAAGATAATACGGTCGTGCGAGATAGGACGGTGCCAGAAGAAGTATATGTACCAACCCCAACTTCCCACTCAGTGCCTGTTTGCGCAACAATAGTGTAGTACGTACTGTTGCTATTTCCAATAGCAGCAAAAGATTGAAACCCTGTAGCCGCCCCGGCAAGCGTGACCGTACCCGTACCTGTTGTGGTGGTAGTTTCTTTAACCCGGTCTTTTACGACGAATGCCATATTATGTCCTTACACCGTCATTTCAACATTTTGCCAATTAGGAGTTTCGCTGTCATCTATGAGCGACCAATAGAATGTATTTACTGTTCCGACTTGACCTCTAGCTTGTACGCCTGTTATGGCCACCGTGCGACTAGAACCCACTGATCCTACCGCACCTGTAGCTACAACGCCATCTTCAGTTGGGCTGTTTTCTTCAGTAACATTACCCACCGCACCAGCGGCTTCAACGCCGGTCAGCGCAACAAACCGCTCACCCATTCCAACAATTCCAACCGCACCAGAGGCTGAAACACCATCTGGGACAGGGGAGAAGTCAACTGTACCAACTTCGCCTGATGCTTGTACCCCGTCAATCCCAAACTCTTTGCCGGGAATAATTATTCCTACCGCACCGGAAGCCTCAACACCCGTCAAGACCGCCACATAAGAAAAATCAGTACTACCAACCGCGCCAGAGGCTTCAACGCCTGTTAGAGCAACGAACCTCTCTCCCATCGAGACAGTTCCAACTGCGCCGTTAGCCAGCACCCCAGTCTCATCTGGGCTGTTAACTTCTATAACGTCCCCTACTGCACCAAGCGCCTCAACCCCTGTAATTGAAGTTACTGCATCCGCTATTACCGTACCCAACAATCCCGAGGCTTCTACCCCGGTAAGTGTTGAATCAAAACTGATCGTAACACCGCCTACCGCGCCCGATGAAGAGACGCCGGTAATGGCAACGACTACCGTCTGCCCCGCAAGTGAGGCAAACGGCGCTTCAGCAAAAGCGGCTATTCCGAACATGGCTACCCTAGCGAGTTACCCCGCTAGTCCTATTAGGTTGTAGCCAAACGGATCAAAGCATTTGTAGTATTGTTTGTTGGCATCGTCAACGTAAACGTACCCGCAGTAATAGTCTGCGAACCGAACGTATGGATACTCACAGCAGGGTATGCGCCGCCAGTACCTTGCGTAAAGTTATAGACCATCACAGCATCAAACGCAGTAGCCAAAGTTACTGTTGTGTACGTAATGCTTGCCGAGGGAGTCCAGAAAGCCACGCCCGCAGTCACAGAGCTATTTGTTGCTGTTGGCGGAGTTGCGTTAGTAATAGCCACACCACCTGCGGTATAGCCTGTACCAGACACTTCGCCCACCATAGTAGTTGCGCCCACCGTGCCAGTGTAATCCGCAGAAGACGCATTAAATGTGCCGCTTGCTAATAGCAGTGCGCCGTAATAAACATCTGCGCCAGTACCAGCACGAACTACGCCTACGCCAAAATTGTGTGTACCCGTCATGAGCTTACCCATGAACGAAGTTGACATTGCCTGTGTATTTGCCATGATATTTCCTTATGCGAAAGAGGCTGCTTCAGCGGCAAACGTCACCGCTTTTTTTAATTGAACATGGGCAGAACGATGTACCAGTTCGCCATCTAACCAATACTCTACCCACGTAGTGTATTCGTTTTCGTTATCGACATTACCCTCGCGCTTCTCCAGCAAGGATTCGTCCATTTCACCTTTAGTTGTTGTAACCAATGCCATGTTTTCCCCTTATATAAGTCTAATGAGTGCAGTTGTGCTAGTGTTAGCTGGCATCGTTACAGTAAAAGTACCAGCCGATGTTACGTTATTTCCAAAGTCCAAAACACAAACAGCCGCGCCAGTAGTAACGTTATAGATTAACGCACCACGCGCCGTAATTGCGCCAGTCCAAGCTGGACTTGAAAAATTTACATAAACAGTACTACCACTTGCGCCAAGCGCCGTACTGACCGTTGCAACTACTATTTGGCCACCAGCTACATAATTACCACCAGAGGTTTCACCGTCTGATGTGTAGGCTGTAGTAGTTTGATTTAAGGTGGCTGAGTTTGTGTACAACGCCAAACGAAATGTATCCGTGGCAAACTTCAACGTCCCGTCTATTAAACCGGATCGTAATGTGTTGCAAGAGAAGTTACCTGTGAACGCCATTAGGTCACCGCCTGTCGATATTGACCTGAACGGTAAGCATCTTGACGCTCCATACCATCACCCAGACGTTTAGCCAGCCCCAGTGCTTCTTTGTATTTGCCTTCATATACAGAAAGCAAATCTGTTTCGCCCTTCATAAACGTATACGCTTCTACCAAAGTACCGTACAACAGTACCGTATCAAAGTTATCGCCAAGCCATGAAGAACCGGCAGTGGTAATTGACTCAGGGTAATAGTAGAAGTGTAGCTCTACGGTATACGCAGCGTCTGGTGTTGGCCCAAGAATAAATGTCAACTCGTTAGTAATTACGCTCCCCACAATAGCAGGGCCAAACAACGCGTAATGCCGAGGAAGACCCGTGTCATTTGGACCGGGGTACGCCTCACGAATATAGTTAACGTCTTTGTTCAGCAAGAACTCATACGTCTCAGTAGCCGCGCCGTAGTTCTCAATAACCGCCAGTGAATACACAGCCAGAAAATCATCAGGCGCTTTTAAATACTTATTACCCGACTGCAAACTACCAACCATATTCTTACGAATAGACGGGAATTGCACCGAGTTATAAATACGCTGTTCAGCCTGTTGGATAAACCGGTTAATCTGTTCAGCAGTTGTTTCAATAGAACCGTCAGCCAGCGTAAAATCTGGAAAAGTATTTTCCGTGTACGACTGAATAGTGCTGAACAGTTGTGTGTAGTTCATGATTACGCCATTGGTCCACGAGCAATCGTGCCTTTAGTAGCGCAGCCATTGCCACGAGTTTTGATGCCAGTTGTCTTAGGCTCTTTGTATGGATCACGGCTGATGTTACCAACGGACATGTTCACATCATTAGCAGTGAAGCGATTGCCACCTTGGTAGCCGCTGTTCTTAATGTCCACGCCAGCGTTACCATCCATAGTATGTGGTTTAGCGTAGACTTCGGCACTGCCGACTTCTTTGCCGCCTTGTTTTTGACTAAATTTGGCCATATCAACCGCCTTTTTTATAGGTGAATGAAGACTTCTTCTGGTTAGCCACTTTGGCCAGACCGCGACCTAGCTGCTTCATTTGAAGATTAGTCTTGCCGCCTTTGGCCAGCTTGGTCATAGGTTGACCCGGATGCATCTTCTTCTCATGCTTATGCACGGCTCCAGCCATCA